TCGTGGTCGGGGCGTTGATGTTGGCGATGGACGACGCCCAGACCACCTTGGTCATTCCGTCGTTGATCAGGTCAGACATGGACCCTCCTCAGGGCATGAAAAAAGCCCCGGGCGACGGGGCGAACAGGACGGGATCGGGCGTCAGATGACGATGTTGGCGACGGTGACGTTGGTCGTCGACGAGTAGGTGATCGCTGCGGACACGCCGTCGGCGGCCGAGGCGAACAGGTCCGCAGTGAGCGGGCCGATCATCTTGTCGCCGGTCGTCGCCGGGACAGTCACGACAAGGTCCGCGACACCCTGGCCACGGATCTTCCCCGTCGCGGTGACAGTGACCGTCATCGACGAGCCAGCCGTGTTCTTCACATGCAGGAACGACCGCTCGCCGCACGTCACCGTGGTCGACGCGGCAGCAGCCGAGTACGTGGGGGTCAGGCCGCTCAGGGCGACGACCTGCTGGGCGAGAAGCGCCATGAGAAGACTCCTGTCAGGCGGGGATGGACTTGATCCGGTACTGCACCGGCACGAAGTAGCTGGGCGGGTTGGTGTCGTCGTCGCGCTGCACCGGAGGCCCGCCCAGGTCCTCCGGACGCCACGCTGAGCGGCCCTCCACCGACAGAGGGCCACTCAGCGCCTGCCGCACCCTGTCCGCCACCCACAGGGCCCGCTCCATCGACCCACCCACGCAGGTCACCTGGAACGTGGTCATGAAGTCCGCTCGCGTGTCGGCCAGGGAGTCCCGCACCGCCTCGCCGGGCTCCGGGTAGAGCACGGCGTACTTGTCGGGCGGCACCCATCCGGCCGTCGTGGGGGTGCCGCCCAGGTAGACAGTCAAGTCGGCTGCCTCCAGGGCGGCTTGGACCGCGTCCACGTGCGGCAGGACTGTGGGTGTGCTCATGGGCTCACCACCAGGCCAGGCCGCGGGCGACGATGATCGCCATCTGCGCCTCGAAGAGCGGCTCCTCCGCGTCCAGCGCCCGGCCGCCGTCACGGTGCGGAGGATTCTTCACCGACCCGTACTCCAGGATGTTGCCGAGCGCGCCCTGCGGGCCGCCCTTGTCCGGGCCGATCGTCGCCATCCACAAGTCCGGGCCGTAGGCGGCGAAGTCGAAGCCGATCGTGCCCGGGTAGTGCGGGGCGTGCCGGCCGGACGAGGCGCGGGCATTGGACCGCCAATCCCGCTTGATGTTCACCGCGCCGCGCATCGTCACCGCCCTAGCATCCCGGCGTGCGCGCGGAACAGCGCGGACCAGATGGCGTTCCAGGCGGCGCACATCACGCATGTCGAAGCGAGCCCTCATGCTCGGTCCTCCGTCCTGATCCGCCATGCCGTCGACTGATCCGAGAACGAGGCACCCGTCACCCACAGGATCAGGCCGACCATGCGGGCATCCTCGGACGCTGTCACTTCGACCCGCATCCCCGGCAGCACCCGGACGCCGTCGGGCAATGTCGTCGACCAGGGCAGGGACACCTCGTACTCACGCAGCACCAGCTCGCGCTCGTCGGCTTCCGTTTCCTCGCCGGTTGCGGCAGCGATGGCTTTCACCCGAGCCTTACCCGTGTACAGCGTCGTCTGGGCGCCAGGCATCGAGTTGCCGGTCGTCCGGTCGAAGCCGTCAGGAGCCTGCGAGTAGAGGCGGACCGTGTCCCGCATGCGAGCCTCTGCCGCGTGCCGGCCTGCCGCGAGCAGCGAGTCCAGGCTCATCGCAGCCCCACCGTGCCGATGCGCCGCCGGAAGTCCCCCAGCAGCAGCTTGTGGGCCTCCGACAGGGCGCCAAGCCCCAACGACTCGGCCGCAAGCGTGCGGCTGTAGTCGTCGATCGACTCCTGTCTGAGCATCCCAGGGTTGGACACCGTCGAAGACGCCAGATCCAGACACACGCCCCGCACTTCGTCGGGGACTTCGTCCCAGCCGTGCGTGTACGTGACCTGGACGATGCCGGGATCCGGATAGGACGAAGTGCCTGGCAGGTAGCGCCAGCCGCCCGTGCGCAGCAGCCGATCCCCTGACAGCACCCAGTCGTTCAGCACCAGGGCGTTGACTTTCACCTCGGCCACCGACACGACCGGCCGCTGCGGCAGCACGAGTTCGTCGCAGTCGAGGACCCTCAGCTGTGCCACATCGTCGGCGACACGGGTGATGGTCTGCCGCGTCCACCGGCGGATTACGGCCGATGCAGACGCCAGTGCCAGTTCGGCCGCAGCCGGGTCCACTGGCGTCTGCATCGTCGCGGCCAGTTCGGCCGCCGTAGCGAACGGGGGAAGAGCCACGGCGACCTCCCCTCTAGCTCTGGCGCGCGGAGTCGTCGAGCTTCTGGCGGACCTCGCGTGCGTGGTCCAGGTCGGTCTCCGGCGTCGGCTTGCCCTCGACGACGCCGGCCACCGAGTAGTGCTCGTTCGGCGTGGGGTCGGTTTCGACTCCGTAGAAGCCCTGTTCCTGCGCCTTGTCGGTGGCCCACTGAACTGCCTTGGCCACCTCGTCCCCGGCCGGGACGGGCTGGTTCTGCGGCTCTCCGGCCGGCTTGCTGGGTCGGGTTGCAGCCATGGGTCTGCTCCTCAGTTCCGGGAGATGGTGATGCGGAGAAGGCCGCCGGGGTCGGCGATGCCGGTGCCGACGTGGACGGATCGCCACTGCAGGGTGTCCCCGGCCGTGAGGACCAGGTTGGCCGCAGTGCCGGACAGGGTAATGGCGCGTTCGTTGTTCGCCGTCGCGTTCACTCCGTTGGTGAGCGCCAGCGAGGCGACAGTGGTCGTGCCGGAGCCTGCCGCGCCCTTGTTGACGAGGCTCACCGTGCGACTGTTGGTGTCGGCGCCGGTGATGGCGGCCTCCGGGACGTACTCCACAGAGGTGACCGTGCAGTCGAACGGGGCCTGCGCGACGACCGTGTCGTCGTCGTTGCCGGCCGTGGACACGGCGGGTACATCGGCTTCGATGACCCGCACGTAGGGGGCGGTGTCGGCCATGTCTGTCTCCTTCGTGGGGTTCGGGTCAGGCGCCGACGGTCTTGAGGACGGCGACGGGGTAGCGGGACGCCTCGGTCGGCTGCTCGTTGTTGATGCGGTTCGAGACCTGCCAGCCGACACGGAAGGTCAGACGGACGGCGGTCATGTCCTGCTGGGCGAGGTTGTAGATGATCGCCCCGGTGTTGTCCTGGATCACGGCCTGGTCGAGGATCTTCATCGTGATGTCCGAGCGGACACCGATGACGAACTCGTCGAAGTCGCCGCCGAACAGCCGGACGCCGTCGACGCCGACTCCGCCCGCGAGGGGGAAGAGGCCCTTCATGGCGTACTCGATCGGATAGCCGTCGAGGGTGCGCATGTCGCCGGGGACGCGGTTCTCGTCGAGCTTGCGGCCCTGGGTGTCCCGCGCGCGGCGCAGCTTCGACTTGGCGGACGTGGCGGCCACCCAGCCGTTCACCTCGAAGCCGTCGGCCTCGACCTTCTCGTAGACGTTGTCGATGTCCCCGAAGAAGCCGCCGTTCGCGGCGGTGGAGCCTTCGTTGACGCTGTTCCCTGCGGCCGTTGCGGCCGACAGGATGTTCGTCGGGAAGCTGGAGGGCGCGTTCGTGCCGAAGAAGATCGTGGAGTCGAGCAGGCGGCCGAAGGCCTCCCGCACCAGCGGCTCCGCCTCGTCCCACAGGTCCGCGTCGGTGTCGGCGAGGACGTTGTCCGGGAAGGGAACGATCGTCGCCATCTCCTCGACGTTGAGGAACTTGTTCGCCCAGTTGACCTCGGTGGTCTGCTTCAGACCGGTGTCGCCGCTCACCCAGTAGGCGACCGGCAGGGCCGACAGGATCGGCAGGCGCAGCTGGCCTCGCGCCACGGGGATCCGCTTGAACATCTTCAGGGCCGCCGAGTCCTCGACGGCCTTGCCCAGCATCTCCTTGGAGACGTCTTCGGGAATGAGAGCCGCGGCGTCGGTGCGGCTCGTCAGGTTGTTGTAGGCCACGGCTTCTGCCTGCCTTTCGTGAGAATGGCCGGCCGCATCACGCCGGGCCGGACGGGGTTAGCTGGCACCCGCCTGCTGGCGGATGAGGTCGTTCATGGAGGTCGGCTTCGCCGCGGTGGCACGGGCCCCGCCGTCAAAGGAAGGCGGTGCCGCTTCCTTGCCGAGGTGCGGTTTGCGCTTCAGCAGATCGGCGAGAGCCTTCTCGATGCCCTTGCTGTCGATGTCGCCTTCGTCGTCGACGAAGTCGGCCACGTTCAGGAAGGCCGCAGCGTCAGAAGGGTCGGCGAACGTGCTGGCGGCGAGGGCTCGCACTTCGGCACGGGCGGTGCGTTCCACCATTGCGGCGGCACGCTGCTCTGCCTTGGTGAGCCGGTCGTTGGCCTTCTGCAGTTCGGACTTGTCCCGGTCGTCGATCTCCTGGAGTCGGGCAGCCTGCTCCCGGCTCGCTTTCTCGGCGGCCTTGGCGCGCTGCTTCCACTCGTTCAGCGCCTTCTCGCCGGCGGGCCCCAGGGGGGCGTCTCCTGCCGGGGCGCTCGTAGTGCTCGGCTCGGCAGGCTGCCCGGAGGGCTCACCGCCTTCCGGCGCGGTCGGTTCGGTTGCGGATTCGGACATGCGGAACTCCCGTTGCGGGATAAGGCCGCGCATTGCGCGCGGTCAGGTCAGGTAGCCGAAGCGCTTGAGCATGGCGATCGCCTCGTCGCGGCTCTCGGCAAGCTCAAAGATTTCCTCGGGCATCAGTCGCGGACTGGTCAGGCGGTACGAGCGGCCGATGTTGGCCGGAACGCGGCCGCGGGCAATGTCCCGGGCCCGCTCCCGCCGGTAGAAGGAGCCGCGGGTCGTTGTGGCCTCGCGCGTGGCGCGCAGCGCCCGCCCGTAGGCAGTCGCGGTGTACATGCCTCGGCGCGCGTTGACGACCTGGCCCATGTCGGCGCCCTCGCGGATCGCGCGGGCGCCTGCAGCGGTGAAGACGCGGTCCTGTTCGGCCCTGCTGAGGCTGTTGAAGTAGGCGTTCGGGTCGATGAAGCCGCGGTGGCCCTGGTTGCGGGCGATGAGCGTGGTCGGGAGGTGAATGCAGTCGCAGTTCGATACAATGAGATTGTTCGCGCTATGCCAACCCTCTACCGACGTGAGGCTGTATACATGCCCGCTCCACTCGACCCTGCGAAGCTCGACCACGCGATCGAGCTGTACCTGGCCGGAGAGCCGCTCCAGGAGATCACGGCCGCGACTGGCGTATCCCTCACGCGTTTCCATGCCGAACGGCGCGCCCGGGGCATCCCAACGAGGAAGACCCGCGACCTCCCCATAGGTCAGATCGTCGCCGCCTACCTCGATGGAGCCAGCGAGTTCGCCCTCGGGAAGCAGTACGGCGTCTCCCGGAACGTGATCGCACGACGCCTCGTGCAAGCCGGAGTCGAGCGCCGCGGCACTAGCGAAGCGGGCATCATTCGCGCCCAGCAGATGAGCCCCGACAAGAGGAAGACCCAAGCCGCCGCCGCCAACCGCGCTGCCCGCATGCGCCGAATCCCACAGATCGAGAAATATCGACGCGCACTCGACCGCGAACTCGCCGGTCAGGCCCAGTCCGTCGGCGAATCCAAGCTCAACCAGATGCTCAGCGCTCGGGGCCATGCAGCTACTCGCCAGCGCGCGATCGGCGTATACAACGTCGACCTGGCCCTGCTGCCCGTCGCCGTGGAAGTCCTCGGCGGTGGTTGGCATGCGGTCAAAACCGTGCACGCCGAGCGCACCCCATACATCCTCGATGAGGGATGGCACCTCGTGATGGTCTGGGACTACGAGGGGCGTAGCGCCCTCGGGCCGGGTGCTGCGGACTACCTCGTCACCTTCCTGGAGGAGGTTCGCCGGAACCCACCCGCGACGTGTCAGTACCGGGTGATTTCCGGTCAGGGGAAGGTTCTGGCCGCTCGCGGTCGAGAGGACAACGAGTTCCCCCTTGAACCACCGCCGCGCAGCCGCCTGTGACCTCGGCCCCGAAACCACGACTCCAGCCGGGAAGCATTTGGGATGACGCTGGAAGCCCTTGTTCCAGCCGTACTCCTTGCCCGCCAGGATGATGCACCTGCTGCAGGCGGGCGGCTGGACGACCCGCACATAGCCCTGAATCGTCCTCTTCCCGGCCATCGACGAGCCGACCGCGTTCCTGCCCGCCTGAGTCACCTCCGACGTGCCGAGCATCAACGCTTGCCGCAGTCCGGCCATCAATGCGTCCTGCGTGCCCAGGCCGCGCCCGATGCGTTCCTTGGTGCCGATGACCGACAGGTACATCAGCGACTCAAGCGGCCGGCCATCCGCCGCCAGCCCTGCGAACGCCGACGGTTTCACGCTCCCTGCCCGCTCGGGGTCCGCGGACTCGGCATTCACCACCGCGTCGACGTAGTCGTCGGCCAGGGCAGCGGACGCCAGTTGCCCGGCTGCCACGGTCTCGACGATCCGCGGCCCGATGCCCGCATCCCACGACCCTGACAGGTCCGTGACGTCCAGCAGTCGCCACAGGGACTGGATACGAGTGGCCGCCTTGCGGGCCAGCCGCTGCTGCTGCCGGTAGTGCCGCAGGGCGATCTGCCGGGCCGTCAACGCCACAGCTCAGCCCTCGACGGGTTCGGCGGCCGGCTCGGTCGGCTTCGGCCCGTACTCGGCTGCCGCGTCGCCCTGCATGACCCGGTCGAGAGCGTCCTCGTTGAGAGTGCGCCATCGCTCGATCTCCTGCGGGGTTGCGCCCCAGCGCTCCCACAGCACCTCGCGGGGGACTCCAAGGGTGCCCATCTTGACCAGCGCGTCGACGAGTTCGCCCTCGGTTCGCCACTCCGGGGACTTCCACACAATGCGCGCCTGCGAGGAGGCAAAACCGGCGAGCCGCATCGTGCGCTCCAGGCCCTCCTCCAGGAACCGGCGCCGCTGGTAGATCTTGTGGATGAGGCCCGCCTCGGCCGCCTTCAACGCCTCGGCACTGAG